GTCGGGCTTTGATTGTTGTTGCGAGTTTACCACTCTTGCGAGGAACTAGATCTCTAGCCTTTACAGCTGTAATTTGACCAGCAGTAAACGACGCTTCCCCAAGTTCCTTCTTTGACACCCCAAGAGCGATAAGAGCCGCCTGAATTTGTCTCAGGTTTGGAACTCTTATCGCTTCTTGAGCCATAGGAGATTATGGAGTGGTGTCGATGGTTACACCGTAGAAGAGGTTGCTTGCAACGTCTAGTCCGGTGTTCTTGACTCGTAGAGTAACAGTGAACGCTACTTCTTCGTTTGAGGTGAGGGTTAGCGGTGGTAGTTCGTTGAAGATTACCGTACCGGTGTACTGAGGGTTGTCTGCACCAACAGTTCCAGCCTGTGGCTGAATGATGAAAGCAGCTTCAGTGCCAAACTCTGACCAGAGTAGACGGTAAAGCGAGTCAGACTCGTTGCTGGTGTAACCAGATAGAGCCAAAGCCCACTCACCCTGAACACGAACCTCAGAGAACGTCTGAATGCCACCAGGTGCGTCTCCCAAAGTCAACTCAACAGAGTTCAGCTGTGGTGCGTAGTCTGTTCCGTCAATCTTGAAGAGGATGTCACGAGCGGTAATGCGTGGAACAGCGATTGCCATGATTTTTCCTTAAAGGGTTATGCGGAGATTGACCGAAATGTTAGCGGCCAAGAACTCTGCGTTGTTGGTTTGTAAAGCGTAAGGTTGCCCAACGTTAGAGACGATGGCGTAGCCAGGGTTTCCGTTGAGAATGGTTTCGATAGCCAAGTCCAGTAGTTCGCTCGCCTTCACGTTTGTTCCTACTGAAGCAACAACCATCAGTTCTAGGTTCATCAACCATTCGTCACGATCCATTGTGGTGGCGGTGAGGTATGGAGAACCTGGACTAATAACGATTACTGGTGGAACGATACGTTCAGGAATGAAGCTCGAGACTTTCAGCCCTAGAGCAGTGAGCGCAAGTGCGTACTCTGCTTTGCTCGCTGTAATCTCGTTCACTGGCATTTAGACTCCGTAGGACGTGTAAGGGCGTAGAAGTTCCCTAGCGGCGTTCATTGGGTCTTTAGCGGCACGAACAGGGTTACCGTCCATTGCGGCGAACTGGGTGACACCCTGTGGCGAATTGCGTCGGTGAAAAATTTCACTAGCGCATTGAAATACTGCTTGAATGTGAACCTGAGTTGGCACAGTTGCGTCTCCTTGAAACTGGTCGACCAAAGCATGGCCAGCAGTTAGACAAGAAGAAACAAAGTCGCCAGTGTCATCAGTGCCGATGTACTCGGCAAAGTTCTCAACAGTAATCGTTTCAGCCACAGGGTATCCCAGAACCTACTAAGCGGTTACGTCTAGCTTGACGATTGCTGCCTCAAAAGGAACAGTAATCGCTGCAAACCCGTAAAGGCTCAAAGTATCGGTCAATGTCGAAACATCCTGCGAAGAAAGTCTCGTACCACTGCCGTTTGCTTCCATAACCATTAGAGCCTTGCTGTTGGCTAGGTAAGCCAAGCCAGTGCCTAGGGTTGGGTCAACAACAACTGGGATTCCCCAGATTGAACCGGTTAGGTCGTTGTTAGCGGTAGCGAAGGTGTTTGCACCGTCGTTGTTTACGTTCACGATTGGGCGACCAGCAGAGTCAGCAATCTTCATGAAGTACTTGTAGCTGTCAGGCGAGCAAAGGATAAACTCTGCGTTTAGACCCGAGTTAGCCTTGATGTACTTCACACCGTCGATAAGACCTTCGATAACCGAAGCAGCAGTTCCACCGTCTAGGTCCATGACCTTGCCAGTGAAGTCTAGTGCGGCGATAGAAGCCTTAGCAGCAGCGTTGGTTGCGTTAGCGTAAGCAACAGCAAGAGCGTCAAATACGATACCGGTGTAGTCAACAGAACCACGAAGGATGGCCTGCTTTGAAACAGTGGTGTAACCGCCGTAGGTCTTGACCGAAGCCGAAACGTTGTCGATGGTTAGGTTACCAAACGATAGTGCTTCGTTCTCTGGGTCCTGCTCGCCAACTGCAAGGGTGTTAGCAGTGATCGCAGCGTATTCAACAGTCATACCGGTAGCAGGTAGAACAGCCTTCGACCAAACGTTCCATGAAGGACGGTTGCTTTCGATTAGCTTGTTGATGTAGCCAATGTAGCCAGGAGCGGCGTAGGTGTCAGCCGAGGTTGAAGCGGTACGAGCAAGTTCAACTGCTGCAGCCTCTCCCTTAGCGAAACCCTGAACGTACTCGCCGAAAGAGCGGTAGTTCATGTACTCAGGTGCAACTGGTGCGGCCTGAGCGGTGCTCGACTCAACAACACGACGAAGTTCAGCAACTTCATCCTGTACTGAGCGAACGTCTAGTTCGATGTTGTTTTCCAACTCGGACTCCGTTTCTGTAATGATTTCAGGTTCGGAAGGGGATTCTTCACGAACTTCGGTGATACTTGCACCTGCGTATGCAGGGAAAGGCACGACAGAGACTTCCTTTAGGGAAACCTTTGTGCGTGTAATCGTTGAGCCATCCTTTTCTTGCGAAACAGGAACGAAGCCCACCGAGAACTTGTTTAGTGCGCCATCACGCATAAGCGTTAGCACATCGTTGCCTAGAGAGGTCTCAGACACCTTTGCAGTGATCTCAAAACCACCTTCAACGTCACGACCTTCGGTAACGATACCGATTGGCTGTTCGTGGCCATAGAACAACTTGACATCCTCAACAGAATCAATTGCACCTGGTGCGAAGCGTTCGATGTACATTCCGCCGATGTTGGCGTCTTGACCATAAGGAACAGCGATACCGGTGATGGTACGTTCTTCTAGGTTTTCTAGGCGTAGTTCGAGGGAACGAGTTTCAATGTTAGACATTTAGGCCTTCTTTTTCGGCTGCATACTCAGGAGTTATGATCCCTGCAGCAATGGCGTCTTCCCACATCTTTAGGCGGTCAGACTTGGACAATACGAGGTCTTCCCACTGGAACTCAACACGAGTGCCACGAGGAAGGCAGTTTGAAAGGGCGTCCTGAATTGGGCGAGTGTAAGCCTGCACAGTTTCACGGAAAAAGGCTGACTCTTCGTCGACAAGGTTGCTGTAAGTGTCGCTAGTACCATCAACACCAGTTACAAGCTTGCGTGGTGGGATACCAAAGAGACGAGCGATACCCTGAACACTTTGAGACGAAACCTCAGTGAAAAGGGCTTCAGAAGGCTTCAGAGCGATTTGCTGGTATTCAAAACCGTTACCAAGAACAGCAATCTGGCGAGTGGCCTGCTTGGTGTTCCAAGTGTTAGTAATGGTCTGTGCGTCGTCAGGCGAGATTTCCTTACCAGTCTTCAGCACACCGGTAGGAACGCCACCAGCCGAGAACCAGTTCGCCTGGTAATTGCGTAGATCAAGTGCACCAACAATGTCAGGTGAGCAAGTGTCAATCGGGCTAGGGCCTTTGAGCCAGCCAGCACGAGGGAACAGCTGTAGGTGTTCAATCTCACGAGCAGAGTAAACCTTGTTCATATAGACGAACTTCTTAGGCGAGTTCAATGCGTCGCCATCGGTTTCAACGGAGATTTGTGCAGAAGGTATCTGGGTTACGTCGTTTACTCGACCAGCCGAATCGTAGGACTTGTACCAGAAGGCGTTGCCATAAAGGGCGAGGTCTGCTGCAGTTGAGTAGATGAACTCGTGACGCTTGACCTGTAGCGAAGGGTTATTGACGAAGGTTGGGTTCTCAACAATCATCTCCATGCCAGTGGCATAACGTTTGGTTTGGATACCAAGGTTAGAAACAGTGGTGGCAAGTATCTGGACGCTACGCCAAACAGCAGTGAGAGTCAGTGCCGATTCAGGAGTGGCGATAGTCGAAGAGCGTGAGGGAATGACAGGCTCTACAGCCCGGTTCTCGGTGTTACTAAAAATGCGTTTCCAGATACTTGCCATCCCGCAAATAGTAACAGACTAATTCGACATTATGTAGAACAAGACACGCCGACTAAAACACACCAATTCCCGACGGACGTTCCAACGACGCAACATAAACACCAAGAACCATGCTGATTACTGCGTCAATCTCGCCAAGGCTATCCCTGCGAGACAAATACCAGTTCTCGCCAACATACCTGGCAACACCTCTAGGCATTTGAGCAACCAACAACTGATCACTAGAGTTCCACTCCACCTGTTCCTGCATAAACAACTGGAACGCTGTAGAACAAGCTGCAGCCACTTCCTTAGACCAGAGTTGCCACATCGGGTACTTGCCGTCTTTCAAGCGTTTCTGCAAGTTCGGCAGACGTGAACCGTCAAGGACAATAGCA